ACAATTTAAAGCGTGGCAGTCGCATTCCTCACATCCACCCTTCGGGATGAATGTGTTTCCTGCTCCAATTTTATGAAAAAAGTACAATGTTGGAAACTCGTATATGGCAAATGGGTAAAAAATGGATTTATTTATGAATAAATTTGGTAGTTAAATAAAAATCACTAAATTTGCTAAATCAAAACGGGTTGCAATTCGGTTTGATAATCGATTGTCCGTTTTGTATCTTCATTGTGAAACAAAATAAGAATCCCTACAAAGACTTGCAACCCCTTTGATTGGGATTTTTTGTTTTTGTCGGAAATCACGTTTTCGAAAAATCTTTAAACTTCTTAAAAAATGATACGTTAGTATCGGGATGCTCGAAAGGAAGAACCAGTTGAAAGCAAAATGGTTGAGCCAAGTGTAAAGACTTGAATGTTTGCAAATCGATTTAATCTTTACTAAAAATCGGTCAAGTGATAGGGTAATGCTCCTGACGAAGTAAGACTTTATACGAGATAAATTCTCAATGGATTTAGTCATTTTTTTTGATTATTTCTCTTGGGATATTTATCTTCGCTCCTGAATAAATTAACCTTCTAAAGTAAGTAAAACATATACTACAATAGTAACCTTAAGCTTAAAAAAAAATGAAATTAAATAACGAAATCACAATAAAAACTAATTACAATGAAGAGATAGATGTTAATCATTCTCAATTAATTTGTGATTCAGACGCTACTATTCAAGAGGTTCTTATTTCTTTAGAGTTAGCTAAAAGAGCATTGATGAGTTCTATTGAAAATCTTTCTAAAAAAACCAAAATAAAAGATACCGAAAAACTATTGAAATTAAAATTTAAAGAAATGTAATTATGGAAAATAAACTATCAAAAGAAAGACAAGAAAAGGTAAATATTCTTAAAAAAGCATTAACTGATTATCATAATACGATATTAGAATGTATAGATAAAGGATTAGATGCCGAACCTGTTCGAAATGTATATAATATTACATTAGACAAATTAATTCACGCAAGAACCAAATAAATTAAAATTATGAAATCGCTAATTAAATTAAATCCGGAACAACTTGCTTATTTAAAAAGTTTAGATAGCAAAAAAAAGAAACGTAAATTTTTACTTGACTGCTTGATTGAGAATATTGAAATTTCAAAAATTGAAATGCACTTTAGTTATGCACAAAAACCAATTGACGAATCTGAGAAAAATGAAAAATGTGTACTTTGCCAAATATTTCCAAGAGAAGAAAACTCAATTAAGTGCGAGTCTTGTTCGTGTGCAATAAAACACGTTATTCAAAACGACCCATTTTTTCAAAAATTCATTACAAAACCCAACTATTCTACCGAAGAAATAGAATTAGCAAAGCACAACATAAATCAAAGAGAAGTTGCTGAGCAAGGTAGCGAATTACTGAAATTTGATAAGTTGAAAGATGAATTTGATATACAAGAAGATAAAGATATTAAATCTCACGAGTATTGCAATACCATAATTAATTTTAGTAATTTAATTGTTAAGTGCGTGAATATGCAGTCAGACCCTACCAATATTTTAAATCAGTTTTTGCTAAGTGTAAATAAATATTATTACTATAAAACAAAAAATACAATAGATTTTATTGACAAATTATTTCCACAACTTAAAAATAACCAATCCGCCAAGTAAATTATGGAAATAGAAGTAATAGAACCAATCCTAGTTCTACCAAGTGGACAAGAAGTAATAATTTAGTAACAACAAAAAACCCTCTTAATTGAGGGTTTTTTTATCGTTCCTTACGTTCAGGTCTTTCTTTTCTTTCGGGTCTTTCTGATTGACCGGATTCGTTGTTTTTAGGCTCATAAGGCACATCGTTAGGTCTTAATCCCATATAATCTACTAATCCACCTTGATAAACTCCATTTAAGAAACCATTTACTTTGTAGTTAGATTTATATTCAGGAACTCCATTTAATCCTCTTTTGATATTATCAATATCTTTTACCAATCGCCACGGAATAGGTGTGTCTGCGTTTTTACCTAAAACTTTGCCTATTTCTCCTGGAACAGATTTAGTTTTGCTATCGATAGCTTTTAACATATTTAGGTTATCATTAAAACTATCAGATTTTATATTTAATAAATCTTGAAGTCCTTTTCCTAACTTTTCATTTTCCATCGCTAAAATTAAAGTTATTATAGTAGGAAGTAATACCTTTGAATATTTTCTAGCCCATTCATTTTGTTTTAACCAATCTTCTAAATCTTTATCAGCTCCGGAACTTACAAAAGCTGATGCTATAGCTATTGACACAACTGCTCCTATTAATGTTCTCGAAGTAGTGTATCTTGCATTTGTAGACCTATACATTGCATTTTCTAAATTTTTCATTCCTTCATCGGTAGTTAAATCAATTTTATTATTTCTACTTTTTAAATTTTCAGAAATTGCAGAATAAGGGTCTAATCCTGCTTTTTGTAAAGTAAGAACCATCCAGTTAAATCCACCTCCAATAAAAGGATTTAAAATGTTTTTAGCTAAAATAGACTCTAATGTTAACAACGTAGCTTCATCCCATTTTTTTTCTTTAATAGCTTTTTCTAATGCAACTTCTATTCTTGCATTAAGCATTCCAACCCCTCTTGAAACAATATTATTTGCTTCGTGACCAATTGTTAAACCTGCGGATTTATAAGCAGAATTATACGATTTTTCAATCATATCAATATTTAACTTATTTCCTTGTAATAAAGACTCTTTTACAATATCATTAGCAAATCTTAAAATATTTTGAGGTGTTTTTGGTAATATATTTTTACCTGAATCTTTGTTTACCTTATCAATAACTTCTTCTGCTAGTTTTTTTGCGTCTTCAAAACTTTGACCTGTTAAATGTTCGGCTACATAATTCATAGCTTCTTGTTTACTCATTTGACCAACAGGATTTGATTTGTGGGTTAATAGTTTTACAAGGTTTTTATGAAACATTTTCTCAGTTATCAATGCTTTATTCATACTATCAGCTCCTTCTAAATAAGAACGACCAGTCATATTTGTTAAAAGAAGATGATATATTTTATTTTCGGATTTTTTATTTAACCAATCTTCAACTTTGGTCTGACTTGTTAAAGAAGAAGTTACTTCTCCGTAAAAAAGACCTCCTTTTATTGTAATGTCTGAATATATTATTTTCGCTAATTTTTTTCTATTAGCTATTAATTTACCATTTTCTTTTTGCACAAAAGCATCTCCTGTCTTTTGAAACATTCTTTCTATAAATCCGGACAAAGGATTTTCTATAACTTGCTTTAAAGACATTAGTTTAGAACGCTGAGCTAATCCTGCGTAATCACGCAACATAGATACAAATTTGTACATTTTATGTCCTTCCATAAAAGCAGAAGTGCTAAGAATGTTTTTAATTTCATGGTTTATAATATTAGCTTGTGTCTTAATTGCTAATTCACTAAGTTTTTTGCCTTGATTGTTTCTATTTTCTGTACCAAATAAAACACTAAGCGATTTTGCGTATTCTTTTAATTTTTGATATTGAACATCTTGAAATTTATTAAAGCCTATTGCGCTATTAAGTAAATTAGAATAGGTATCTGAATTTTCTTCAAATAGCCCATAATTATATAATTCGGCTAATCTTTTAGAAATTGTTTTTCTGTTAACAGCCGGTTTGATTTTGTTTCTTGATTCAAGTTCTTTTAAAGATTTCTCAATAATATTTGCTCTCAAATCATTATATTCTTCAATCAATGCTTTTTGCATACTTTCTATTTGAGATTCAGTATAACCCATTTCTTTTAAAGCAGACTCCGCTTTGTTTTTAATGTTTTCTATACTTCCTTCCTCTCCTGCTAATTTTTTCCAATCAAGCAATTTAACAACTTCTGTGCTTCCGTCAGATTGCTTTTTAGTAACTTCTCTAAAATAGCCTTTATTAATAAGAGCTTGCTTTACCAAGTCTTTTATTTTTTTATCTTTTTTAGGTTGTTTTTTTTCTTGATTTTCTTTAATTATATTTATGACATCTTTTCTTTTTAAAGAAGGAAAACTTTCAGATATTTGATTGTAAATTTCATCTATAATCTCTTTGGTTTTCATTCCTCCAAGTTCAGAATATAATTTTGTTAGTTTTAAAATGTGTGGGGTTACGGCTTCTAATTGTTTGTAATAAGGTATTGTAACGCTTAAAGTTCCTCCTCTAGCAACTTTATTTAGATCCGCTTTCATTTTTGCTAAAACTTCACTAATATCTTTTTTTACATCTACCTTACTTCTTTTAGATAATGGAGGAGTTATTTCAAAATCTTCATCTTGAATTTCCTCTTCTTTATTTATATCATCAATATTTGATTCAATCGCTTTTTCAACTTTTTTACGACTTTCTTTTTCAGAAGGAGAAAACATTTTATCGGTAATCTCGTTTACATCGAATCCTATTTCAGCAAATTTTTGAAGTCTATTCATATTTAAAGCTAAAGAGTTTGAACGAGCAAACGCTTGTCTTTTGGTTCTGACTAAATTTAATTGCTTTTGAAGTAATGATTTGTTTTCTGGAAAAGCTATTTTTTGTCTATTAAGTTCATTTTCTAAACTAATATAAAGCAATGCTTTTGATTCTAATGGAATATTATTGCTCTCGGCAAACTCCAATACTTTTTCTACAAAATTATCTCCAAATTTGTCAATAGCTAATTGAATAGTATTTATTCCGTGTTTCAAAGAATCTGCTAATTTTATCTTGAAAATCTCTTGATTGTTTTCAGGAGTTTCATTAGTGTATTTTTCAATTGTTTCTCCACTAAGATATGTTCCAACTTCTCCGGTATTAGGAAAATTAGAAGCCATTTTGTCAAATTCTACTGATTTTATGTCTGTAGTAGTTTCTTTTGAAACCTCTTCAAAAAAAATCTTATCTTGCTCAGGAGTTGGAACTTGTTCTACTTTAGGTTCAAGTTTAGCTTTTACATCGTCAGGATTTACTTCTGCTTCAAAATGTTCATTAAACGATTTAATAGCTTCTGAAATATGTTCTGAAGTAATAATACCTCCTTTAGCGATACTCTTGGCAATTTTAGCAACCATATCAATTATAGCGTCTTGACTAAACCCATTGGTTTTATAATCATCAAGATTAATATCTGCTTTAGGGAAAAATTTCTTTAATTTTTCAGCTACTTCGTCAATTTTAGCATCGGATAATTTAATTTTAGTTGCTATTTTTTCTTCCTTGCTTTTTATATATTTATCTGTTGCTAGCCTTTCTATTTGTGAAAACTTCGAGTTTTTAGCAAATTTTTTATCTCCCGTTCGTTGATTTTTTCTTTCGGTATGTCTAGGAACTTTTTCTCCTGTTTGAGTATTTGTTATTTTTATAGCCTCTCCTTCTTTGCCAAGTTCAACATCGTATTCTAAACCTTCTTCTGTTTTCACTCTTTTAATATTGCTTTCACTTGCTCTAACGTCATTGGCGGATTGAACACTTTCTTTTGCAGCAATTTCGGTTGTTGGTTTTTCTTCAATTCCCACTTGCTCCATTGGCTCAGTTCCAACTGAAATGTTTCCATTAGTAGAAGTATTGCTTGGCGATGTGCTTTCATTTTTAAGAATATTATTTATTTCAGAAGTTTTATCGTTAAAAATTGCAGTTTCTTTTTCTGAAAGTTTTTCTTGATTTTTGACTTTATTAGCAATAGAGTTTAATCTCTCTTCCGAAACAATTCCGTTATCTATAAAATCATTATATTCTTTAGCGGATACTTCATCGACTTTAGTTTCAACTCCCATTTCTCCCATTGACTCAACTGAAGGTCGAACATCTGCATTAGGTTTAATATTGCTTGGCGATGTGCTTTCATTGTTAGTTTTTTGTTTTAAAACAGGTAAATCTATAAATACAGTACCATTTTCCCAACGTATATTTTGTTCTGTAAGACCAAGTTTTTCTAAATAAGGAATAAGTGCTTTTTTTACAGTTTCAAACTGTTGATTATTAGTTACAGATATATTATCAAAGTTGCCTTGGTTTACATCTATTCCTAATTCATTATTTATAGCATCTCCATTGATAGCCACTTCATTTGTAACTATATTTCCGTTGTTATCAGTTTGCATTTCATAACCTCTTGACAATTGTTGTTCCCAAACTCTTAATCCGTCAGTAGAAATAGATGTTTTTTCAGTATATAAATGACCTTTTGGAAGCATAGACTGAACTCCGCTAATCATTGTTTTGAAATTTTCTTTATTTCTTGATTGATTTTCAAATTTAGAACTCCATTTTTCAGTAGGTTTACCATTTTCATATACTCTATAATAACCTACAAAATCTGAATCAGAAGTTCCGGACATTATTACATCTACAACTCCCGTGTTTGGATTAGAAAATTCAACAAATTCAATTCCATTTATTTCTTGATGATTTACAGGTACTGAATCTACGCCACTTTCTCCTAATTGATTAGAGAAAGTGCCTCCGTCTTGAAATAAGTCTTTTCTTTTTATTTTAGCTTCGGTTTCTTTAGCTTTTTCTTTTACTATTAGAGCATCGTATTTTTCTCTAATTGGAGTAATGTTTTTTTCGTCGTATTGTCTTTTTGATTTTAAGGATTCAATTTCTGCATCACGTTGTTTTTCTAATTCAGATATTGTGCTACTTACTTCATTGACTTGCGTTTCGACTTCGGCTTTTGGTTGTGGTGTTTGTTGATTTTCGGTAGTTGTAGTTTGAATTTGTTCATTTTCTATAATTGATTTAGTTTGTTTTTCTTGTAATTCCTTGTTATAGATTTGAATTGCTCTTTTTGAAATTTCTTCATCTTTTAATTCAATATTAGCAGTTCCATCGGGATTTTTCTCTTTTCTTAATTCACGTTGAGCTTTATCTTTTAATCTAATTTGTTCTTCTTCTGGAAGTTTTTCAATTTGAACAGAAGCACCTTTTTGTAATAAATCTGTTCTTCTTTGTTCAGTTGCTAAAAACTCACTTTTTAAATTAGCCAAAAGCTGTTTTTTTATATCAACATCAATAGATTTGTCGCTGTTAATAGCTTTGGCTTTATCCTTAATGTTTGCTTGAGTTTTTTCTATTCTTGTTATTTCTTGAAACTGAGCATTTGATAACGAAGAAATATCTCCAACTCTTTTTTCTAAAAGTGTAGTTAAATTTTTATTCGATTTTGCTAATTGTTCTTCTATTACTTGTCTAGCTTCAGTAGTTAAAGATTTGTTGTCTAATTGCGCCTGTAAAGCCATAACTCTACTTGCTTCTTCTTGAACTTTATTGTCGGTTTTGAATTTATTTGTAGCTGAAGCAACTGCCATTGGTGCAAAACCTATAAAAGCTCCCATAACTGCTCCTGCCGTAGCTGAATCTTTCAATCCATCAGTCATTTTTTTACTTTTATCTCCCCCAATGTAAATGTCTGCAAAGTTTTGAACCACTTGAGTAAATCCTTCATCAAGACCTTCGATAGCTCCTGTTTTAGCTATATTGCCTGTATTTGAAAGTATTTTTTTAGCCATTCCATCAACCATCATTTTTCTTTCAGAAGATGAAATGCTATTATATACTTTTGAAGCATTTTTAAGTAAATAAAAATCAACAGCAGCACTAGCTGTTTCCGATAATCCAAATACCGCAGGAATAGAAACTAATTGTTCTTGAGAATATTGCCTTGCTAATTTACCTGGCTCTGGTTTCATATCTTCTAACATAGACTCGTATTTTTGCCCTGTAGAAGAAGCCCCTAAAGTAGTTATTCCTGGAATTCCAGTAGCAATCAATCCAAAAATAGGAGCTTGCGAAGAAGCTAAATCTCCTAGCCAACTACCTAAATCATTAAAAGAATTTATGTCTTCTACTGCAATAGGTTTAGCTATTTGTTCTCTTTGTTTTTTGGCGTCTTCAAGTAATTGGTTAGAAACGTCTTTTGCTTTTTCTCTAATAGGAGTTGATAATGTTGCTATATTTGGCAGTCCCATTTTTTTTGTTAAATAATCAGAAACTTCATAACCATAATCGATAGCTCCAACACTACCTCCTACTATATCAGAAATACCTGCATCTAAATTTTTTAAATGCCTAGCAAAAGAATAATCTCGTTTAAATAAATCTAATGCTTCTTGAGAATTTTTGATTTTTTCATTATTAGAGAAATATTCATTTTTTAATTCAAGTGCGTTTTTTTCTAAAACTTTTAAATTTTCAAATTTAACTTTAGCATCAGCAATTTCGTCTTCACTTAAATTAACTCCATTTTTTATTTTATCACTATACTCTTTTAATGAGTCCATAGTATTAGTAAGAGCAGGTAAAACAATATTTTGTTGTTTTAAGTTTTCTTTGCTTTTTTCAGATAAAGAACCTAATTCTTGAATGTTATAAACATTCATTCTTTCTCTTTTGGTTTTACCTAATTGATCCGCAGTATATGATTTGTCATTGTCTTCTAAAAAACTTCTTACTTGGGATTCTTTTTCAGAACGAACTAATTTAGCTATTTTACGTTCTTTTACCATATAATCTATTTGGTCTTGACTCCAAGTAGGAATTGGTTTTTTTTGTTTTTTAGCTAAGTCTTGTTCTTTTTTTATTTTATCTTCAACTGCTTTTTTTTCGTCAGCAAATTCATCAACTTCAATAATATCTTCAACAGGATTTAAAATGTAGTTTACAGTTTTTTTTAACCCTGTGGTTAATCCATTAAATAACCCTTTTTTGTTGAATTTTTGTTCAACATCATTTCTTATTTTATTGATTTTTTCGTCAGGTACAATTTTAGATTGTTCATATTCTGAAAGTGATTGTTCAATTTCAGGATTATTTTGTTTTAATTTTTCTAAATTCCAAGACATTGAACCTTCTTTGTGTTTAGAAGGTTCAGATTTGCTAATTGTAGTTTTTTGTTTTTGAACAACAGGCTTAATTTCAAAAGGATTGCTCAGAGTAGGCAAACCCAAAGAACCATTTTTCGGTACCAATCCCGAATTGTCCGTTTTTGTAGTAGATGTTGATGTAGATGCTTCTGTACCAACTTTTTTTTTTACAGGTTCTTGCTCTCCAAATTGCTGAATAAAAGCATCTTTCATAGCTAATATCTCCTCTTTGCTTTTTCCGGCTTGAGACATTTTTAAGGCATTTTCATTTAGCTTTTTTAATTTATCAGGTTGTAGCATACCAAGTGTTTATTTTATAATTATATTTCCGTCAGAGTCAAATTGAATTGAGTCTGAGTTTTTTTGATTTTGTTGATTAGGGAAGTCAATTGTTTTTGCTTTTGAATTGAAATATCTTCTAGCTTCATTAAGCCCACTAAAGTTTTCTCCTGTTTCCGGATTTATAAGCATAATGGCATAATTTTCAGCATCATCAGCATTGTCTTTCGTGTTATAAAATCTTGTTACCGGTTTTTTATTTGTTGATGTTACGGTTTCAAAGTCTTCTTTGAATAAATCTGCGTCAGTATAGAGTTTTTTAGTTGCTGGATTTATCGTTCTTAATTTTTTTCTTCCTGCTTCATTTGGAACTTTTGATGTAGTAGACGTGCCTTGATAAGTTTCTTCAACTTCAAATCCTAAATTGCCATCAGGCAATACTCTAACTTGTTTTAGTTTTTCAACTTTACCATCTCCGAATTTTCTTTCTGCTTTTGAAATTGCAAAGTTTTTGGTTCCTCTAGGTATAAATTGATCCGCCACATTTCCTCCTTTAGAAGTTATAGTTCCGGTACCAATAACAGGAGTTGTTTCTTCTTCTTTTTTTCTTTGGATTCTTGCTGCCAAAGCTCCTGATTGGTCAATATCTTTTTCGTATTTGTTTCTGTAACGAGATTTTAAATCATTAAATACATATTCCGAAATTTGTTGTTTGTCGGAATCATTAAATGTTCTTTTTGGCGAATTACCCATTTTTTGCCATAATTCATAAGCCTCGCTTGGCATTGAAGCAACTTCTTTGGCTTTTATTTTAAGAGCATCATCAACACGTTTGCTTCTTTGTTCAGAAGTTATTGTTGTGAATCCATTTTGAACTTTACTTTCATCTAATTTAATCTGAGAAACAATTTGTTCCGCAATACCATTGTTAATGTCATAAGTAGGTTTTTGAAACGGAGTAATTCTATTTGTCAAATCGCCAAGTGAAATATTTTTTTCCAAAACTCCAACCGGAACACCATTTTCATCAGTTTTATAAATAGTCATTCTAGGAACTCCATTTTCATCAACACGCATATCGTATTTCCCCGAATCAAGTGATTTTGCTAATTCAGTAACGGCAGTTAAGTCACGTTCATTGTATTTTCCTTGTTTAATTCCTTCTTCTAATTCAACTTTTTTATCATTAAGCAACTTAGGGTATTGATTAAGCATTTTAAACGATTGTGTCGCTTTATTTATCTTTGATTGAATTTCAGCTTTTTTATAAGGGTCAGTTGTTTGATTTTTTTCACGAATCCAATCAACCCCTTTTTGCTTAACGTCCATAGCATACATATTAACAGGGTCGTCAATTGAACTATATCCTGTAATTGTAGGAACTAAAGATTTATCAAAGCTATCGAATTCCAATTCAATGGCTTTGTTTTTATCTTCCTCTTCTTTTTTCTTTGCCTCAGCAATGTTTCGACGTTCTTGGCGATAACGAAAAGAATTATTCTCAGTTTCAGTCAAAGCTTCGCCAACATAATTTTTTTGAAGTGGTACGTCTGTAGCAAAACTTCCAATTCTACCTATCGCCATAATTAATTTAAGTTTAAAGTTCCATCATAATTTTCAGGCACACCGAATCCGTATCTTTTTCTTCTAGGAGTAAGAGTGGTATTTGTTGGAGCGACAATTTTATTTCCAAATTCATCAAACCCATATCCGCTAACAGCGCCCATTCCGATACCTCCTGATGGAGTCATAACACCGGTACTCAAAGCATTGTTTGGAGCAGTATTGATACTAGGAGTTGTTTTGGAATCAGTAGTTACTTTGTCTTTTTCCTTTTTTTGATTTCCAATAGTTCCAAGCCCTTGAATTATATTTCCAATTCCCATATTCATATCTTGTTTTCCTGATTGGTATTGTGAACTCAAAGCATTTATATCAGCATTTTCACGATTTTCTTGCATACTTCTTAAACGAATTTCTTCATTCATTTTTTCTCGGTCAATCGCTACTTGTTGTTCGTCTAATCCTGCTGCTATTTGTTGATTAACCGCTTGATTTCCTGACTCAACACGACCTAATCCTCCAACTAATGTACGGCTTCCACCACCTTGCAAAGCACTAACCTGAGTAGCAGCAAGTTTAGCTTGTTCTTCTCTTTGCAAATCAGAGCCTAAAGTAGAAACACGTAAATTTTCAGCTTCATTTTGAAGTTGCTGTCTTTGATAAGCCTCCAATGCTTTTTGTGCGTTTTTCTTTTCTTTAGCTCCAGTTAAAGTTTGAAATAAACCTACCTCTGCCGATAAACCTCCTGTTATTGCCGATGCAACTCCCATTCCTAAATAATTTAGTAATTAACACAACAAAGATAAATATTTTTATAATATAATTTGATATTAAAGAAGAATTGTTATATTTGCAATGAAATCTAGTCACAACTATGTGAAGATGCATAGCACTTATTAGCAAATAATAACTAAAAGACCTCTATAAAAGAGGTCTTTTTTATTTTTAAAACTATGATAGAATATTGGAAAAATTTAAATTTAGAATCGCTTTTTTAGGCAATTATATACTTCTGTAACCCACACTCCTATTTTACATTTATTCTGATATTTTCTATTTAAAAGTAATCTTTTGTATTTATTAAAATAAACTATACTTTACCGAAAATAAATTTATTTATTTTTATAAACCCTTACTATATAAGCATTCCTTTGTTTTAACAAACCAACAAGTATGTGATTATCAACGTATTATATTTTTATGTATTTGTATTAAACTACCTACACATTGTTAAAAAGTAAGTATTTATGTTAATAACTTTGTGTTTCTCCTTTAATTAATATGCCATTCATTTGTAACGAAATAAGAACAGATAATTATGGACAATGTATTACGTATATTAAACGAAACAAAAGAAGACTTAATTAAACAATTAAGTCAAGTAGAGACTGATATAGCTAATTGGATTGAATATAGAAGTATTAAGGACAAGAATGTTTTAGATAGTGCTTCTAATTTTAATCTAAAAGAGTCTGTAATAGAGTCTATTGGTAATTACAATGGTAAAACTCAAGCCGAAAGAATATATGAAGTAATAAAGAAAATAGGTTCAGAAATTTATAGCGATATAATAGTAAAAGAGCTAGCGTATTTTTATGAAGGTAAAACAGAAAAATGGATACAACAAAGAATTTCTGCCGTTTTATCTGAAAACTCAGGAGATAACGGAATGTTTTATGGATATGTTGGAAGTAGTAAAACACAACACCACAAAGCAAAAGTGTGGGGGATAAACGAATTTAAAGATAAAAACGGAAACATTAAAGAAGTGCATAAATATAAAAGCACCCTATAAGGGTGCTAATATAATACCAAAGTGTGGGGTTAAAGTCGGTCTCATTAGCCGAAACTAAACTGAGGAAAGGAATAACTTAACCGCTCTTTATTAAAAACAAATGTAGACACAAAGAAACTGTTGAAAGTTGCATCGGTGCTTGGCTCATAACTTAGAATGCCGAAAGAACCAAAAATTTGTTTATTAACCCCGAAACCTTTGCAGAGGCTAGGGGTTATTTTTTTACAAATATAATAAAATATTGTTTACAAACAAAATTTTGTAAAAATATCGTGAAATATTTACAAATATATTTGGAATTGTAAATATATCGCTGTATATTTACAACATCAAATAAAAGCAATACAAAAACCAAGAATAAAAAGAAAATACAATACCGCTAGGTTATGTAAAAATCTTGTTTATAAAGAAATGTCTGTTCATAGATTAGTTGCTATCGCATTTATACCTAATCCTTTAAATTTACCAGAAGTAAATCATAAAAACGGAATAAAATCAGATAATAGAGTCCAAAATTTAGAATGGAGCACTAGGTCGGATAACGTTAAACACGCTATTAAAACAGGTTTAATGACTATAAAAAAGGGGGATGATTGTAGTTGGTCTAAACTTAAAGAAAATTATATTGCAGAAATTAAAAGATTAAATTTAGAAGAAAAACTATCTCATTCTGAAATAGCAAAATTATATAATGTTTCTAGGGTTTGCATTACTAAAGTAATTAATAGAAATAATTGGAGAAATTTATAGCTTTATAGTCAAATGGTTTACATTGGAATCGCCAATTTCAAAACCTGACTTTGTTAGTGTTTCAATAATACTTTCGTTTCCGCTTGTGGTAAAAAGTGTAATTATACCTTTTCTTTTAGCGTATTCTTTTATATGTTCCAATAAAAATTCCATTCCTCCAATACGCTTTTTGTAATTTACATTTTTATTACTTGCAGGAAAAGCAATCCAAGCTAATTTAGAGTCAGTTCTATAAAACCAAAAACTATAAATTGGCAAATTATCTCGATAACAAACAAAACAAATTTCTGGCAAAACATCTTTGTTAATTCTAGGAAACTGATGCAAATCTAAAAATTTGCAATAAGTGTCATAAAACTCTTCTTTGCTATGTTTCTTTACTGAGAACGAATTCATAATAATTTATTTGATAAAGCAAATTTACACAAATGATTTTGATATGGTAGTATTTACTGCAAAAATCTCTTGATATGTGTTTGTTGAGAATCTGCAAGTTACTTTCATATAATATCCTACCAAGTCATTTACTTCTATGCTTTGTGGTTTGCTACATAATACGAAATCTCCACTTGATATATTGTTTACCGTGTCTAAAATTAGCGAATTCGCAGTTTTTGACTGAACAATTCCAACTAATTGCAAAGAAATATTTCGTATTTCATCTCCTATATTAACATTTTCTAATTCAAATCCAAAATCTAAAGTCAACCCCGTAATTGTACAATTTCCAATACCCTGACAACTATTAATTAATGCAGTATCAATTACATTATTAGAGTTTCTTACATAAGCATAAAATACATTTTCTTTCTTTTGAAAATCTACGGAATTAATGTAACCATTGCTTAAATCTGTTAATAATGTTACTTCCGGAGCAATTGTTCCCTCAATCTCAATAGTTTTATGACTCTTTCTATTACTAGGAGATTCATTAAAATTAAAAGAAAACTCGCTATCGCTTTGAACTCCATAAAAAGTATTGTAATTGCTAGTTTGGTTATGTAGATAAATCTCTCCATTTTTAAATGATACAAAGTGATTATTTACTCTTACCATATCTTCCGGATTAAAATTTAATCTTCCTAACCAACCATTGTCTTTGTCAGAATAAACCCAAGTTGCAAATTGATCGTCGTTATACTGAATATTCAACACGTAGAAGTCGTTGTATTGGTCATACTTTCCGTTAATGTGATTAATTACATTATTTCTAAATAATGTCTTGAAATATGCTCTCAATCCTTGAGATGATATTTCGAAAAGACCATTGTTAGATTTTTTAATTACCACACCTCTTTTTACGTCTGTATGATAGCTGTTAAAGGCGTATCTGTCAAAACTATCCGGATGTATGCTTATTCCATACTCTCCTTCGTATGTTTTTTGTTGACCTAATACTTCTTTTATTCTCGACAAATTTGTAGTTCCATCAGCGTTAAAAAGCAAATCTTTGCCATAATAAACAATAGAATCTTTGTCTTCTTGGTAAACATCTAAATTGGTATCTAATCCTTTTAATTTGTAAATAGGACCATAATTGCTTTCAATATCTTCTTTGTAATTTGCTAAAGATAAATTAAATTCATTAAGTCCGTTTACGTTGGTGTTTGAATTGAATATTTCCGAATAAGTAATGTCTTTAAATCTGCGAATTTGTTTATATTCATCTTCACTTACTGCGGTTGGAACAAAATCAATAGCTAATTCTTTTTCATTAAAACCATCTCGTATTTGAAAACTTTCGGCACCATTTCCTTGACAATAACAATTAAATGTTTTTGTAAGTATGTGGTCTTCCATTTCATGTTCTCCTGCGGTTATTGTGTAAACTTCCGGAGTTTCATAGTAAATTTCATTTTTGGCTTCTTTTGGAACGGTTTCAAAAATATAAAGACCAGAAACGTATCTTATGTACATAGAAGCAGTTAGAAAGCCTCTTCTTGAGCCGGCTCCGGATTCTGTACCTTCAGCAACAATCCATAATCTTCCAAGCGGATCGTCAGTTAAACCGGTTACATCATTAGGGTCTGACGGATTTCCATATTGCGGAATTCCTCTTCCTAAAACGACGTTGTATGTTTTATCAGGTGTATTTGTAGAAACAAATCCTCCAGGTAATATTTGGGCGTTATAAAAATCTTCAAAATTATCATAAGGTATTTGAGCCACATAAGTTTTATCAAAAATAATAAAAGGTACTTGGTTATGATAATTACTCGATAAGTATAGTCTAAAAACAGTTCCTTGTTCAATAGGCTTGTCAATTACTGTTCCGGTTTCGTCAATTGTGCTAAAATCTCCAAGAAAGCATAATGGCTTTCCACTTGTAGTTCCGTGAATTTGACCATAAGAAGTAAATTCATTTACACCATATTGCATTTCAAAATTAGTAGCTTTTATTTTAGCATATAATCCGGCAAAATTAACCGGCACTAATGATGTTGGCTCCAAAAAGTTTAAAGCTTGTTCTTTTAGTTCTAAAACCTTTACTTTTACAGGAGTTGTTAAAGGACCGTTTGCGTCTTTTTTAACAATTAGCAAATCGCCTTTTGCAAATTTATTTACATTTTCTCCATCAATTTTTATCCATCTGTAAAGACCATCTTCATAAAATATATTTATAGGAATAGTTTCATAATTTTGTTTATTGAATTTTATTCCGAATTTGTATGTTTTAGCCCAAACAGGAGGATGTTGTGTGCTTGGTATTGTTACCTTGATTTGGTTTTGAGTAATACAATTTTCATTAGGAATAAACAAAGTGTTTGTTTTTGAAACCAATGCGGTTGTTTTTCTCACTTGTTCATCTCTATAAATCATACAAATCTCATAACCTCTATTTGACTTCATAGACGTTGCTACTGATACATTTTTAAAAGTAGTAGTAGAATTGTTATTATAGAAGTAATCATAAATAAAGGTGTTTGGACTTGGAGAATTGTCAATTTCATAACTAATAACCGGAAATATTATTTGCATAGTAACCCCCGAAACCGTTACTCCAAAAGGCTGTTCAATAACATAGTCAGGGACATAGTTTAAAGGGAATGAAATGCCTCCATTCTCCAAAAAATACGCCATATACACTACGGTTAATTGATTTTCAAAGTCAGAATTTGCCAAGAAATCAGACAAGTCAGTATAATCATCTGTTAAGACATAAATAAAGGTATTTGTGAAAACTAAGTTTTGTACATTGCTTAATAATTTGAATCCAATATTTATTGAAGTGCCTAATTTTAATTCGATGTCTGTAAAATCAATATTGATTGCTCCATTTGGAGAAACAAAAGGAATTCCGCCATAATTATAAATCTTAGGCGTTGAATTAGTATCTAAACTAAAACTAGAAATATCATTTGCTACAAGGCTTAAAGTATAGTCAAGAATAACTTTATCGCCATTTTCATCTATTAAATCTCTATTTTCTAAATAATTTGCATAGGCAATTCTATTCCCGATAATTGTTTGAGCAACTGATTCTAACGGAACGTTATCATAACTTCTGTAAAATTGGTCTTCCGAAAGAACTTTATAAGTTTTCGAATTGTTAAATTCAATTGTCACGTCTTGATTATCGCTCCACCCTTCGTCTTCTTTTATGTATTTATCGATTATAAAAGGAGTAAACTCATTAGATTTTTTAAAAACTAATTCTATAGCAACAACATCACGTGGACCGGTATTAAAAGTTACATCAACTGCATTATATTGATTTTGCATACCTAAATTTTCGAAGGTTTCAAAGTCAATATTGTATATTCCAGGAGTAAAGCTATATTCAGACCAACTTGACAAAGCAGAATAATATCCGTCTTGAAATTTGTATCTATATGCGAATGAAACAAATTTATCTACAAGGTAATTGGCTTGTATGTTTTCGGTAGAATATTTTGGTTGTAAATCTACCGGATAAGTAGGCGGTGCTTTTATTACAGATATTTCTTGTTCAGAAAATCCATTTGCAGTATATGTTTTTGCTCTTTCGATATTTACTATTCTTGGCGGATTGTGGTCGCCCGAAAACGCTAATAAGTTTCCATTCCCTTCTGGGTCAATAATAACATCTACATTGGTAATTCTTCTGTTTTTTCGAAAGTTTAAAACTCCATTTGTGGTATATTTTAAAACAATTGCAGAAGTGTTCGTGTTTAAATCGGTTTCAATAACATAATCATCGGTATCTCCACAAACAAAATTATACACTTTTTCATTTGTAGAATCTACTCCTTTGCCAATTGTTTTTGCTCCGGCAATATTAAAATTGGTAATTTTAACGTTCCCCAAAGCCGGTTTTCCTACTCCGCTGCTTGAACCCTCAGAAGTAGTAACTAAAAAGTTTTCAGCATCTATAAGAGTTCCGTTAGCGGTAATTCGCTCGTCGGAATCTTTGTTTATCACACCAATATTAAATTTGTTTTGTAGTTTAGCCATTATTTAAACCATCGGTTTACGTTATTAATAGTATGAGCTAATTCGTGAAGTCTAAGACTCATCATTTTAATTTTAGTATTTCTTAAAAGAGTAAAATATTCTTTTCTTGCTCTTTGAACTATGTATTCTTGAACTCCAATTTTATTTCCTAAAATATTCCAATTTATCCAAGCGTACAATAATTTTTCAGCCATTTTGTTGATTTTAACATCGCTTTCTGAGCTATATTCTAATCCGTCTGAAATATATTCAAGCATAATTATTTTAGTAGCGTTTTGAGAAGTAAAATGCATCTTACCTACTCTTGTGTCTACATTAAAATATCCATTTTTATTTTTAGAAGTATTGGTTCTGTAAAAACTTTGATTTAAACAGCCGGCACTTTCATACATACATCCGGAACAAGAAACTCCACAATTTAAAATATTGATAGAATTTGTATTTGGATGTAAAGGATGGTCATTTAACTCTTGAAATATTGTTGTTCCTTGTAAAATTTCTCCGTCGTTATCAAATAAAATTTCAGCATTATTAGCTTGCAAGTACGAAATCGCTAATGGCAATTTGTCATTTTTGCTCATTGGCATTAAAGCTCCTGTTTCGGGATGTACCCAAGAAACTCTAACATAATTAACGTAGTCAGGAGGAAGTATAATATCAAGCGTATCTCCAAGTTCAAGTTCAACGGCTTTTACTTCTTTAAGCACTTCAAAATTTAATTCTTGCAAACCTTTTTTCGCCCAATATAAAATTTTTGAACGAGGAAATGTACCGATAATGGTTCCGTCGCCTGTTTGGTTTTGCATAAAGTTATTTACTATGTTTTCTAAAGATTCATACACGTAATCTCCGTGATTTTCTTCGTTTTGATAATAAATTTCTGGATTCTGACTGCTCATAGTTAGTAATTTACAGAACAAAGATAGAAAAAATTGATAACACTTATTAGTTTGATACTATTTTTCTATACTTCTTTCGTAATTAAAAAGTTAGATGTAGTTTTGAGGAAAATTAAAATTAAATAATTATGGGTATAGATTTACAAGACTTGGATTGTAATTGCAATAATTGCGTTAATTTTGAGCGTTCATTATCAAAAAGACAGCGTCACGTAGATTTTCACTACAAGATGCAAAAAGACCATTTTGACACTACAAGAATGAAGCTTTTAGAGAAAGGAGAATATCACTTAAATAAAGCTAAATTAAATCCTGAAAAAGCAGATTATTACAAAGACAAAGCTAAAAATAATTTTAATGAAGCAAGGAAAATGAAGTTTGTTTTTGATGAAGGTAGTTGTTCTTTACTTTATGGAAGATGCTTAATTAAGCAAAAAGACGTTTCTTTTATTCCTGAAACCATGATGGAAGAAAATTTTAATTGTTTTAGAAATAGAAAAGCCACTTAGTAATTAAGTGGCTTTTTAAATATAAGTAGTGTTGCTTTTTAGTAGATTTTATCTTCCAAGTAAATTCTTGTTTTGTTTCCTTCGTTACTAGCTAAATAATTTGCAAATGCAACCCATTCATTCTCGTTTCTTGAAACTTCTAATAAAAACACTCCGTTTTCATCAGTAAATCTGTAATTAGAGTAATTTATATAACCTCTATTCTTTGCCGTTTTAGCAAGTCCTTGAAGTAATAAATTTTCGTTTTCACATAATTCAATGATGTATTTTGGTTTTGCGTGTTTTCTTACTTCTGAAAATAAGTTGTTTCGCATAATTGCAGAATCCCATTCATCTGAATATCCATTACAAATCATTCTCGCAACAGCATCTTGTTTAGCCAAATCAAGATTTCTGATTAAAGACTCAGCTTTAAATCTTAAATCTGACAAGTCTAATTCTTTTTTAGCATCGGCAACTTCGTCAATTTCCTTGAAAACGATGTTTTTATCCGGATGAATAAACAAGAATTTTTGAAGTGCTGTATCGGTAGCCGGAACAAATAAAACATTGTCTTTAATGTTAATGTATCTTAAAGACACACTTCCTTTTTCCTTGCTTTGAAACTCTTCGAAAAATGATGCTTGGTTAGAAGCTAATCTAAGTGAAAATGCTTTTTTTGTAATAGGATGAACATACTGCAAAGGACTTCCTTTTTTACTTCTATTACGAATTCCGCAAGAGTTTGGGTTTGATGAAGAAATCACTTCGTAACGTCTGTTTTTGTATTCAAAACCTTCCAACTCCGGAATATCATCTGTATTCTCGATTTTGATAAATTGCTCAATTGGTTTTGATGGAGCGTCTTCTTTTGGTTGTGATTGTTGCTTTTCAGCAAGTTTCTTTTCAAGTAAAGCGTCTAATTGTTCCATTGATAAGGTAATGGTGTCGCTTTCTTGGTTTTTTTCTTCTGAAGCTAAATTTTGATCCGCTTTAACTTCTTCTACTTTTGGTTTTTCATTTCCTTTATTAAATGGAAAGAAAGGCTTGTTGTTTCCTGACATAATGTAATTGATTTAATAGTTTATAACGACAAAGTTATAGTTTTTATCTATATATAAAAATAAATCTATATTTTTTTTCTATTTGTGTTGTAAATTTAATTTAATTTTTTACTTTTGTAGTGTATTATCTGTGGTGGATTTGATACAATTAAAAATATGTTTGTTTAAAGTCTTTGTTAGTAAGAGCCACCACCTCTGAAAGCAAAGACTTTTTTATTATTATGGAAACTAAAATTTGTACTAAATGCTTTGTTGAGCAAAACATTGAAAATTTCTACATCAGAAGAACCCGAAACAATCAAAGGAAATCTATCTGTAAAGAATGTGAGAGCAAACAGAAAGCAAAACCACTTGGAATTATTGTTGATTTAGAAGGCGAAATTTGGAATGATATTGCTTGTTATGAACAATATTATAAAATATCAAATTTCGGCAGATTAAAAAGAATTATGCATCGTAAAAATCCTTGCAATACATTAATAGATGGAATAATTCATCCAAACGGATACTGCAAATTGGCGCTTACTATTAATGGTAAAACAAAGCAATTTCATACTCACAGATTAGTTGCAGAAGCTTTTATTCCAAACCCTGAAAATAAACCACAAGTTAATCATATAAACGGAATTAAAACCGATAATAGAGTTGAAAATTTAGAATGGAATACTTCTAAAGAAAATATAAATCACGCTTGGGAAAATGGTTTGTCAAAACCTAGAAAAGGTACTTTAAATGGTAATTCTGTATTGACAGAAAAAGATGTTTTAGAGATTAGGGAGTTGTTAAAAACTAAAAAACCAAAAGAAATAGTTTTACTTTATAATGTAAACATACAATGTATATATAAAATAAAACAAGGTGTTAGATGGAATCATATTTAACAAAAAAAAGACCAACATTAAGTCGGTCTTTATTTTTAATAAGAAAATTTTTATTATCAACCTTGAAAAATGAAAATGTTATTTCTTCCGGCAGCTTGTAAACATCTTTCTGTTAAGAAATCTGTAATTACTCTGTCTTGACCTCCGGTAGTACCTTCGTCAAAACTTCTCATTGCTACTTTGAATTTTCTGTTTTCTTTTCCGTATGCTCTGTAACGAGTTTGTAATAGCGGTTCAACAGTTGTTCCACCATTAACTTGGTCACGTAAAGTTTTAGAACCGGAAGGAATCATAATAGCGTGAACTTTATTTACTCCTTCTAAAGAACCTTCACTTGTTGGTTCAGTCAAATATCTCCAACGAGATTTGTAGAACGCATAACCGGCTCTTTGGAATCCTTTAAACTCTAAATTCAATGCCATATTTTGGTCATTGTTGAAAGCTCCCCAAGAAACACCTGTTACGTTTTCTGCTTGTAAGAAATCGTCAATTGAAGTTCCAAAAGCGGTTGTTCCGTACATATAGTTTTCTGAAATACCACCTTGAGCATCCATTCTTTCGATTAATTCGTCAACGTCATTCATATCAGTAACCAACCCTTCAAAGATGTTACCTTGACGTGCAATATCAATCAAACCTTCTGTACCTTCATAACCGGCTGCCAATAAATCTCCCGCCCATCTTTTACCACGAATCAATTTAGATTCAACAGCATTGAAGTAACGTTTTTCAGTATCGGAATAGTTTTTGAAATACCATACATATCCTGATTGACCGGTAGATTCATTTGTAACTTCAAGCCAAGTGATTTGAGCCATATTTGAACCTGATTCTTTTACCATTTCTTTTACAATAACTGGAGATTGCTCAAAAGAAGCAAATTGGCTATCTAAAGATTCAGTAAATCCGAAAGTATCTTTTTTAAACTCGTTAGAGTCAACAAAAATTGTTAATTCAGATGTGCCATCCCAACCGGCAGATTCTCCACATAAAGCGGTAAATGTATCGTCAGTAACAGCAGTAATCAAACCTTGACGAATTGAATCATTCGCAGTGTTTCTAACGATAATAGTTTCGTTTACTCTGAAAGTGTGAGCTACAGAAGTAAATACGTTTGAAGAACGAGTAACCCCAGTTGCCAATTGGCGAAGTCTTGACTCTTCTTTCCATAAGATTTTGTCAGACGAAAAAGATTTCTCTTTTCCTAACATTTTCAACATTCCTGTAATGTCTTGCGAACCAAAGCGAGAAAAGATTTTCTTTTCTGTTTCTGGCAAATACTGATTCGCAAAATCAAAGTCGTCACTACCTAAGTAATTTTGTCCGGTAGCTACTTTAGATGCAGATGGAGTTAATACTACTCCTGGATTTCCTAATAAAGCCATTTTTTGTGTGTTTTTGTGTTGTTGTTTTTACTTTTTTTCTACACAACAAAAAGAATTTACGAAACGACTTTGACCGTGATATTGGAACTTCCACCAGGAATACTTTTTGAAGTTTCCGTCGCGATGTTTTTTGATAACTTGTCTTCAGCTTCTGCTAATTTAGCTTTACCTAAATTATAAAAGTGTTCGGCGATTCTATCAGCATTCATACCGAAGTATAATGCTTTATGAAAACCCTGTGGGTCTGTCAGTTTTCCGGTTTTTGGGTCAAAGAACTTGTTGTTAAAGTTGCTTACATCAGATTGTGCTTTTTTAGCTTCTGAAATGTTTTCCGGCTTAATTGTTAATTCCTCAAAACCTATTTTTTCGTTTCCTACTTTTACTTTGAAACCTTCAAAGCTATCAGTAAAGATTTTTTCGGTTTGAGCAACATAATCATTTCGGTTTTCTTGAAACAACTTATCGTCTTCTTCTTGTTGTTTTGCGTAATTATCTAAAGTATATTTAGCAATTCGATAGTTTTCAGGGATTGATTCGTCAGAACCTCTGGGAACCATAAACTCCTCTTTACGACTTTCTAATAACTTCAAGCCTTTTTGATAGTCACGCTCTATATTAATTTCACGCTCCATAACGAAATCATCATCGTCAATATCAGCGTCAAACTCATAAGTTTTTTTATAAAGAAATTCTAATTGTTTGTCATTTAAAGTCGGATTGTCCGCTTTTAAATTTTCCATCAATACAGTTTCTTTAGGTTCTTGGCTCCAATCTTTTTGAGTAGCCAAGAAATCTGTAAAACTTGAATTTCCTGTTTTTTCTTTAAACTCTAAAAACTTTTCTACTTCCGGAGTTAATTGCTTAACTTCTTTTGGTTTTAAGTCTTCAAGTTTTTCAGCAGTAAAACCTTTTTCTTTTAAGAATTTTAATACTGCGGTTTCGTCAATATCTGTCTGAACGTTTTCTTGGGCAGTAGCCTCTTCTTTAGGCTCCTCTTCAATAATTTCTTCTTTAGTTTCAGCTACTTCTTCTGTTTCCGGTTTTTCTTCATCTTCCTCTTTCTTGATTTCAAACCAATTATCTTCAACGGAATCAGCCTCAACTATTTTTGCTGTAAAATTACTTTCTTGAGTTTCTTCAGCTTGCTCAGTATTTTCAGCTTTATTTTCTAAATTTTCTTCTTCGTCTTTCATTATTGATGTATTTAATTAGATTTAATAGAGCAAATGTATAAAAAAAATCTATTGCATATTAAATTGTAATACTTTTTTTCGATAGTTGTTGCAAAAATGATAAATAGTGAGTAGGTTTGTAATGTTTTAAGAAGACACTTGTTTATTAATTTTATGTTAGTAAATTAAAAACCCTATCGTAATTGATAGGGTTTTGTTTTTAACTGATAACTATGTCTTTTTTCATAATGTTTAGTTTTAAGATTGTTTCTGAGCTACTTTTTGTTCTTCGTTATTCGCTACTTGTATTACTTGTTCCTCTCGTAAATTTAACCCCATATAGCCTAAGATTTTTATAATTAGCGGAACGTAATTACTTGGGTGTAATTCAAAGTTTTGTAAATCTGTTGCCGAAGCATTGTAAACCGGATTACCATTTGAGTTAACATAAGTCCAATTCGGATTTTTTGGTTTTCTTAAAAAGAATAATTCAGCAGAATAACCACTTGTCAATGTAGGGTAAATTTTAAACGAATCGCCAATTTTCTCATAAATAGGATAAGTAAATGTTGGAGCAATCATATTTGAATTGATATGCTTATTGATTTCCGATTTATTTACTTCTTCAATATCTATTTTTTTACCTTGTGCATTTACTAATGAAAGATTTCCTGCTCTGTATAAATCCGATCCGGTGTAACTCCAAAGATTAGTTCCGGAATTATAAGTAAAGTTACCGGTTGTAGTATAAGTAGCAAAAACGTCAATTTGCTCACGAATATTTTTAGGAATATTTGCATACTCAGTATTTGACATACGTTTGTTTTCCTTATTTAACCAATTTGTATATTGATAAAATAGGTCTTCAAAAATTTCCATTTGCGCCAATTGAGAGAATGTATTATACTCAAATGGAGAGCAGTAACCATGATTGTTTTTATTCAACAACTCCATTACTACGTTTCTGACTTGATTTGTTCCTATCATTTTGTTTTGTTTTTAACTAACAAATGTTAGTTTTTTAATCTTCTTCTAATTGAAATTCTTCCATATCCGCATCTTCGTTTTCAAAGTCTTTTGGAGATTTATTATTGGCACGTTGGTCGATTAACTCAGATTGTTGTGTTGCTTGAAGTTTAGTACGTTTGTCTTTTCTTTCTTCTCCTTCTTCAAACTTTTCCATTGCGATATTACCATTTATTTGAGCAACTTGAATATCGAATTTTCCTTTTACCTCAGCGGTTTTTCTGTTTTCATCGCCACGAGTTCTTTCTTTAGCAATTTCGCCATCACTAATCATTTTTTGAACTTGAGCCTTAGCTTCTGCTTCCATTTGGGCAGTCTGTTGCTTAAATTGTTCTGAAGTTTGACTTGCTCTAATATTCTCGTCTGCTTGAATTTTGTACTCTTGTGCTTTAGCTTCTTGTTGTTTTTTAGCGTGTTTATCCATTAAAATAGACATATAACCAACTGCTTGTTTGAAGTTTTTAATATTCAAAACTTTGTACTTATCAGCAACCGATAAATAACCTTTTTCTATAGCAACTGACATATCAGCTTCCAATTTAGCTCTTTCTTCATCATCCAAATCCATATCTAAGTAAATCGCAAAATCTCTTAAATGCAAATCTTTCATTGATTCTAAATCCTCAACTGAAGTAGCGCCAATTTTACGAATTAAATCTTCTTTTAGTTTAGGGAAGTATTTTAAAATATCTGAAATGCTATAAGTGGCACATTCTGCAACCCTTCTTGTTATTTCTTTTGAAGCATCTAAAATATGACGAGTTGCCGTATTGGAATTTAATGCAGCAATCTTTTGTAATCCTACTAATGATTCTTTATCCGGATTACTTGCGTCACTTGCTTTGTTTAATCCAATAACTTCTCTTTGGTCATTTCGGTAAGAATCCCTTTCTACTCTTAATGCTTGTAACTTATTTAAATTACCGGCTGTTTTCAATTCCGTAATTGGAATTTTTGAGTAATTATAAGTGCCATCAGCACCCATAGTTCTACCTACAATCGAACCGGTTTGAAAGAACATATCTAAAAGTCCTTGTGGTTTTAAAACGTTTCCATCTCCTAAATCAACTTCGGCAATTGCATCTTCGTCAATAAAGTAACCATCCGGCATCATTCTTTGAATCATTTGTTGCGCTTTCAATTCGCAAATTTGGATCAAATCATCAATATTCATCATTCTAGCAACCAAAGAGTCAATATATGATTTTTCTTTATCCGGAGCAATCATTATGTATTGGTCAATTACTTTTTGAGTATTTGATTTTGGTCTAGTCATATTTTGCATAACTTCCCATTTCAACATAATATCAGTACCTAATACATAGGCTCCTTCAAAGATAATTTCATCTACTTTTGAAACTCGTTTGTAGTCTTCTTTTTTTACTTTTGTAGCATCAAAAAAAGCACTTGCATCAGATACTATTTTTTCTCCGGTAGCTTTTTCTTTAATTTTTTTGAATCTTTCACGAGTGGTTCGATAGGTAAAATAAAGAATATTTGTAGTTCCTTGAAGTCTTTCGTTTGTAGGAGTGTTAAAGTGAAAATCCCACGCTTTCCCCGAATGAATTAATTGTTCTTTATACCATTCGTTTTCAGGGTCATTCAACCAATCATTTTCTATTAAAACGTCACTAACTAAAACTCTTTTGTATTCTGCGTGCCAAAAGCAATCTCTAAAATAAGGGTCTTCTGTATAAGACTGCATTTTATTCTCAGGATTTACTCTTTCGATTCTAATTCCTCTTTCCGGAACCAATCTATGTTTTACACATCCTACTCCTAATTCGATTAAGTCACGGATTACTTGCGGATTTATAATATTGTCGTAATCGCTATCTTTCATTACGGTTTCGATAGCTAATTCTTGCGACATTTCGTAAGATGGCTTATACTCCAATTGTAAATGCAATTGCATTTCTTCTTTAGTTTCCGGAATTTGGTCAATTGGCATATTGCTAACTTCTACTCCAAGTTGTTCTTTGGCTTGTATAGCAATGTCTTTTCCCAATTGGTCGTCCTCTATTTGTTTACGATAGTTTTCTTTGGATTCTCTTGAAACTTGGTCAATTGCAATTGCTTTAACTACATAACCACGATTAGACATTCCATTAGTTGTGATGTTTACTAATTTCGGGATGATTGTAATTGGCTTTTTTGCTAAGTTTAATAAAGAAGTATCTCCATTTGTACCTAACTTATCAAAATACTTAGTCATAGATTGCAAGCCCTTAGCATAAATTCTTCTTTTCAAAAATTCATCTCTTTGAGTAAAGAATTTACAAGTATCTCCAAAGTAACTATGAAACCATTCTGACTGAATTGCTCTTGCAACACCTAAACCCCAATCAAGTTGTTTCTTTTTTTCAAATGGGTCTAAAGGATTTGGAAAACCTACACCGCCTTTGATTTCAAATTTTTCTCCGCTATTAGCCATAGTAAACATTAATTTCAAAGCAAAGATAGAAAATTTTTATACTAGATTGCTAATCAATACTATTTTTCTATTTGACTATATCTTTTAAATCTTAAAACTTGCGGTTTCTTCTCGACTTTAGGTCGATATGATTCTTGATTTATTGCCATAATGCATAATCCGGAACTAATAGAAGCATCATAATCAGTACGTTTTTTAGGGTCAAATCTTAGCCAATCTTGAAGTGTTTTGTTAAATGGCATATAACCCATTGCTCCTTCTTCACGAATTGGCTTTTCTCCATCTGTAATCTCATATTTACCTACGAATTTGTTAATGTAAGATTCCAAAGAAGTCCAATGCGCATTTATCATATTAGGAGAAGAGTTTGGCATACCTCCGTATTTTTTTTCATCAGCAGACAATTTCATCGGGTCCTTGTCAAATCGACTAACTTGATAACCTCTAAATCCGTTTCTGTAAAAATACTCTAACATCGATTGCTTATTGTTCTCTGTTAAAATTGGCATAGAATAAAAAATACTCGCCATTAATGCATCTTCAAAAAACATTTCAGCATCTTTTGGTCGGCAAATGTACTCTAAGAAAAATTCGTTACTTGGTGCATTGTTAACATTATATCCTGTCAATCCGTGAATTGCACCTCTCGAACCTAAATTTTGCTGAACGCCATTTTCTGTATCTACTAATTTTGAATCTACAACAGCATCTTTATCATAAGGGTCACAAGCCAAAGTACCCGAAAATGGACTTGCCGGACATTTAGTTCTTATTCCATAAACGCTTTTTTCAACCCACTTATTTCTAAATTCAACATCCGGAATCCAACTTAGTAAAAATCTACCCTTGTCATTTGGTCGCCATTCTACTTCCGTGAATTTAACTCCGTTTTTCCATACGAAATTGCCTTGTACTAAATTGTTATGTATTAAATTCTGATTGTTATGCGAAATTTGGTCGTTGATTTTTTCAATATCAAAAAGCTGAGTTTGAAGTTCATCTCTGAAGGCGTCTTCGATAGTTATAGGGTCCAAACGCTTCGTGTTATTCAGGGCTTTTGCTCCCATAGTTCTTGCGGACGCAAATTTAGCCTCTAAGTATTGTAAAGCTCCTTGAGTCTGTTCTACTCCTTGAAAGTTTATAAAAGATTCTCCTGGCTTAACAATTTCGTGACAATATCCATAAACATCTGTAAATCCCTCATAGTTCTTGTGAGCAGGTAGAAAATAAGAATACAATCCTGTTGCAGTTTCTTTATTACTATTTCTTTGAAGTACATTTGATCCGTAGTATAATGTTTGAAACTGACTACCTCCTTTATCTAAAGGATTCAAAGTACTTCCAATTAACGCTTTACCTACCACATTTCCATTTTGAGCGAGTGTTGGTTTTACGTTGGTAAAATGGTCAATATAATCGTTTGGACGAATCCATTTCCCTGCCTCATCTCCAAGATATAAATACATTGCAACCGAGTCATAAGCTAGTGTTGCAGTAGCTCTATAATCAACTAAAACATTTAAGTAGTCTTTAGTAGAAGTATCTTTTTTCTTTTTAGCTTCTTTGGTATTGTCTGAAGGCTTACCAAAGAACATTTTCTTTTTATCATCAATTTTTCCTTGAACAACAGGTCTAAAAAAGAATGGTAAGTTTTGTATTGCATTTGAGTATTTTAAAAACGCAACTTCGGCATCATCCTCAGTCTTGGATGTAATACCAAATTTTCTATTTTTAATAGAAGTTGATTTATCCACAAAATGGTCAAGCGCCATTTCTGTAAACCCGCTTCGACGACCTTTACAAAAAATCATTCCTACACATCTTTTATCTAAAATTGTTGCTAATGCAAAATAATAAAGACTGGCTTGTGCATATCTAAAATCTTTATACCCACCAGTTTCGATCATAACATTCCATTGAAGACCCATATAATGCGCTCCTGTAACCCAAGTAGGTTTTCCGTTATTCATAAACCAAACTCCTTCTCTTCTTCTTCTGAATTCTTCTAAAATGAAATCCATATATTCATCTTCATTTTCAGGAGTAAGTCCTTTAGGTGGCTCAATTCTTCTCCAATACTGCTCTTCTTTAGGTAATTTGCTAAATAAAATGTCTTTTTTATTTGTTGGAGGTTTTGGGAGCCAAAGTTTTAAACCGTCAAGAATAATCATTTCTCCTTTGGTGCCTTTAGGGTCTAAAATTATTGCATCTTCTTCTTTATCATACCATTGTTTGTAATAATCTTTTTCAGGATAGAATTCTTGGTTTGCATATCTTTCAGCCATTCCAGGTTTAAATTCTTGCTCTTTAAATGAGATAGTATTGGTTTCTATTTGCCTTTCAAGTATAGTAATTCCTGAATTTATTTCTGAAATAGCACGTAGTATTATAGGTTTTGAACCTATTGCAATACCATATTTTTCAGGGTCTAATTCATCAAAATCAATTTTTTTGATTAATGCTTTTCTTAATATTTCAGAAGATTTTTGCCCTGCTTTAATTAGTTTTTCAGTATATTTAACTAACTTAGCTTCGCTTGGCGCATTTGGAGAATTTTGCCATATACCAAGCATTTCTTTTATAGAAACAAAAGAATCTTGACGAGATTTTACTAATCGGCTAAGTTTTTCATCATCAACCAAAAGAATATCAACATCTTTGGTTAATCCTTCGATTTGATTTGATATAGCAATTTCTATATCAGCACTTGTGGTTTTCATTTAATTTAATTTAATATGTCAAAGATAACATTTTTTTTATATCTTTGCAATGCAATCCACTACTTGCGTTTAAGATATTTAACCGAAAGGTTAACCAAGAAATCCTTGAAGATGCGTAGTGGCTCTTTGAGGATTTTCTTTTTACAACAATATTATGATAGAATACTACAAGAATTTAAGTTTAGAGTCTTTGTTTTATATTAACAACAAAGGATTAGTTTGTTTAGAAAAATGGAAGGACGTCGTTGGTTTTGAAGGTCTTTATCAAGTAAGCAATTTGGGTAGGATAAAGTCCTATGATAAAAGACATATAAGTATTGATAAAATAGGGAGAAATAGAGATAAATTTTATCCAAAAAGAATAATGAGACAATCAGTAGAAAAGCAAGGGTATTTAAGATTGACTTTGACTGATAGAAATAAAATAGAAACAAGACACGCTGTTCATAGACTAGTTGCTATTGCGTTTATTACAAATCCAAAAAATCTACCAGAAGTAGACCACAAAAAAGGAAATAAAAAAGACAATAGGGTAACGGAGTTGAAATGGGTAACATCTAAAGAAAATGTAGAAAATGCTTGGGCTTTAGGTTTGTGTAAAAAACAATTAGGAGAAGAGCATAGTCAGAGCAAATTAACAGCTAAAGATGTTTTATTTATAAGAGCAAGTGATTTATCTAGGAAGGAATTGGCTATTAAATTTTCAGTAGGAAGAAAATGTATAGATAAAATAATTAATCGAAAAAGATGGACCCATATCTAACAAAAAAATCCTCTTAGTTATTAAGAGGATTTTTACTTTGTAAAGAGTTGTGTTTTCTAATTATGAGTGATTTTGTAATGAATTTTGACAAACTTGTTTAGTGCGCTCGTTCCGACGTTTGTTAGTCTTACCACGAATGAACCTTTTGTGTATGATTCAATAGTTGCAATTGGCAAACCGGTAGTTGCGATTGCTGTAACTGACGCAATTGTAGCAGATAAATCTCCGGAAACATTTGCTGCTGTAATTGTCGGAAAAGTAGCTGTTGCTGCAACAAAAGTCAAAACTCCTGAACTTGCAGTAACCGTAATTCCAAGTGCTAAAAGTGTAGCAGCGTGTGATGTTACAAAGTTGTTTGCTGAAGTCGTTAAATTTGTTGTGAAAGTTGCTAAATAATTAGTTCCTCCTACTACAATATTTGCGGTTCCGCTTGTGCCTGTTAAAGTCACGGCTCTTGACGAATTTCCTGTTAATGACGGATATTCCGTAGTCAGGTTAATTTGTGTTGTGTTTTGTACCACATCATTGTTTACCGTAAATACGAAACCAGAATCGGCAGCATCAGTTAGGGCAACAGTTGTGATAATTCCTTCATAGTGTCTTTGTGTGTCGACTGAAGTTGTTTTCGAAGTCAATTGTGTTACTTGACAAATTCTTCTTTTACTCATATCTTCTGTTTTTAAGTTGTTAGAGTACAAATGTACAAATTATTTTAATTCAAAATAGCTAAAATTCTTTTATCCTGCATTTTATAGTATTTTTTTCCAAAGATATTAAATTCATTTTCGCAGAATTTTCGGAATACTACTTTTGTATTTTCAATTACACCTTGTTTTTTAAGTGACGGATTCGTGATTTTTACTATTCCTTGACGTTCTAAAATTTGTTCTCCAAGCCAATAATCTTCTACAATTATCGGTTCTACAAATACATTATCTCCGTAAGCAATCATTTTTCCATCACGGATTTGCAAATAAATCATATTATCATCAACAAAGAATAAATCATCTTTTAAATGATAGTTAGATTGCATTGGCACTCCGTTATCGTTTAAAGTTATTCTGAAAACGTTGTGATGCACCACTACTTCATCGCCAATTTGCAAATTTCCTTTATAATGAAATGGTAAAGAGAAAACTACTCCAATTCTATTTACGTCTTTAGCGTATTCGATTGAAGTGTTTATGATTAAATTAGAATCGCCAATTTGCAATTCATCAATATATTGTTTTCCGTCTTTAGGTTTTATTCCTATTCTAAAAGGAGATTTTAATTCCATAGTTTAATCAATATCAAATTCTAAAATAAATCCATTTCTGAATACTTTTTTCCAAAGCTGTCTTTCTGATCCGTTTTCCAAGTAAATTAAAAAGAATTCTTCGCAATCTTCAATTTGGCAAATTTCTCGTCTTTGTTTTGTTTTTTCGTCACGAAGTAAAATTGTATGTTCGGCACCAACTACTAAATTCAAAGGAAGTAATTGTCCTGTATAAACTCCGTCTTCGTTTTTGAAAGGAATTGCATTTGGCACAACTAACTTTCTTATTGAATTTGAATCCATTTTATTATCTTGTTAAATTAATTATCCGCAAACTTCCGGAGACCCTACAAAAGCAGAACCATCCCAATGTCTGTTTATTACCGAACCGCTAAACAAACTATATTCGGTATAATTACCGGCAGGAGCCATTATTGTCAATTCTTCATTCGTGGCTAATATTGTAGCGTCTTCAAAAAAACCATTAGGAACATCTCTATAAACAATTATACTTGCCGGAATACCACAAGCAGTTCCTGTATTTGAATAAGCGAAAAAACCTTCTGAATCTGAAGATTGGTCAGAACCTAAGCCTCTTTTTTTTATATTTTGCATATTTTAAGCTTTTAATGCTCCGGTTAATTGGTAAACATTCGAATTTGAAACTTGTTCAATGTAACACCAAAAATTTTCTCCTTTTATTTTTGTGAAAGAAGACGGAGAGTTTATGGTTGTAGAGCTTTCTACAAAAGTAACATTTCCGGTTCCTTGCTGTATAAAACCAACAGCTATTTTAGATATTAATCCGGAAGGTATGGTTATAGTTATGTCAGAAGACCCGTTGTTTATTACAATAGTATAATTATTGTCCGAATTTGCTAATGTGAAACTTGAAGTAACCGTTCTTTGTAAATTATTAGCGGTGTAGTCTTGACCATTTGCTCCGTCTGCTCCTGCCGGACCGGTATCTCCTTGAGGACCTTGCGGACCAACTGAAATAGGAAATTCTACAAAATCGCCATTTACTAATGCGGTTTCGCCACTTCCAATTGATTGATTTGTTTTTTTACAAACAAAAATCTGTCCTTCAATATTAAAAAATACAATTTCGTATCTTTGAATATCATAAAACGGAGAAATAGCATTTACAGTTGTTGCTACATCAGTATCTAAAGTTGCAATTTCGATTTCGGTAATTTTAAAAGTTCCTCCTGTTTCGGGAGAAAGACCGGCTAATACATATTCTGCAACACCATCGGCATCAAAGTTTTTTGTTTCTCCTGTAAGTCCATTGGTTCCAATCCATTTATCTCCGGAAACGACAGGGGTTTTTATTGTGTATGTTTTTATCTTAGTCATAGCTTTTTATTTAGCAATTATCAAATATCCGGCACCAACTAATATTGCTGCTGAAGTTACTTTCCAAAAATTCTTTTTATTCTTTTCTTTTTTAAATGCTTTTTCTGTATTATTTAAAGCGTTTGATTTTAATTCATCCGCAATTTTATATTCATCAATAGCACTTAGCAAATTTACGTTTTGTTCTTTTACATTTAAAATAATTCCGTCTTTTTGCTCAATTATTTTTTCATTATTGTAAATTACTTCATTTAAACCAAAAACCTCTTCACTACAAGTATCTCCTTCTTGAACTTCAATAATTATTTTTTTGGCAATTGTATCAGATATAATAGTACCGTTTGAAGTAGTGGAAACATTGTTTTGATCCGTTTTATATCTGCTTTGAATATAATTAGCGATTTCAGAAGATTTAAACTTTTTTATTCGTTCAATTTCAATAGCGCCTTTACGCTTTACTTCGATAATTTTAGTTTTAACTTCTGAGTTTTTAGCTTCTAAATTCGCAATTGTATCTTTATACTTCTCTTCTTTTTCTATTAAAAGCTCATTTTTTTTCTGAAATAATTCAGCATTCGCTAAATGTTTTTCAGCCTCTTCCTTTTGAAATTTAGCCTCTGAAAGCATAACTTCATTATTGTTACATTGATAAAATACAAAAAGCACTAATAAAATTAATGCTATATTTTTCCAATTAAATTTAAAGAAATTGCCTATTGAATATGGAGTTACTGTTATCATAATTAAATTTTTGGATAAACAATTCCACTATCGTGAATCACTATGCCTCTGTCAACTCTTTGTTTTAAAACTTTCCAATCAAAGCCAAAAGACATTTGAAAGTGTGGAGCATCTTTGAATGATTTCCAATCTCCTCCCCATTCCCAACCCCTGGACTTGAATAATTCAACAACTTCCATCCAATCTGCTTTACTGTCTTTATCAAAATCTCTTATCATTGACCACGAAGCTTCTTCAAAAGTACCATTCCCATCATTATCATAAAGCAACACAATATCAAACGCAAGACCATAATTATGTATTGATTGCCCTCCTTTAGCATTTGTTACTTTAGGTTTTTTGTTATATAAGGCATCTTGCTCCGCATTAGTTCTATAAACATAGGCTAAACGAAGTCTTGCTCCTTTTCCAAGCAAATTATTAGCGTCAGTATAATCTTTTAACAATTGCGCTCTTACTTTTGGATGAGCCAATTTAATTTTTTCTAATGATTGTGAATCCATAATTATATTTTTAAGTAGTCGTAGTTCATTATTCAGTTTGTATTTTAAAAACAAGAGTTATTTTCGTTCATCGCTTTAGCAATTTTCTCAATCTTATTACCGAGCCATTTTATAGCACCTTCAATAAGTATAGTAATGAAATCTTGAGGCTTTGCTTCTTTACGTGTCCAAATAGATTTGAAACAATAAAATACTGATATTCCTTCTGTAATCATTATAGTTTGAAGAATCTTAGTTGTGATTAAAGTCATATTTTTATAACCCAAACCCTTTCCTAATGTAGCCACAAATAATACTAAGAACAATAGCATCATTTTTCTAATCGCTCCAAAAAAAAATGCTTTCATTGAAAAACTTAGTCCAGGCACTGAAACTGATTTAATTGCTCCAAAAGCCATATCAAAAGCCATGATTATAAAAAACCAAAAAAGAACTTCTTTACTAATATTTAAAACAGCGATTAAACTATAAAAAACGGCGGTTAATTGATTTTTATGCATGGTATTATTCAGATTTAAAAATTGATAAAAAGAAAGTCAAAGCCGAAATTCCGACTAATCCAAGTGAAATCATTGGAGTGTAAAAAGCATCTTGAACTTTGAATAAAACGGCTATGAATCCAAATAAGAAATATCCTGACAGAAATAACACAGCCAAATTTTTACGTAAACAAAAATGTAATCGGTCATTCCATAGGTAAAGCGAAAAGAAAATCAAAAAGAATTCCAATTGCGATAATAACGGATAGTAATAACAAGCGTATTCTTTTTCGTATCTTAAAAAATACGATAGAATTTCAGCTACTAATACGTAGAATATTGAGTAAATCAAAAATGCTTTTTTATTTTCTACTAAATACGCTTTCACTTTTTTGCAAAGTGAACAAGGTGGAACTCCTGGCATAATTTCTATTTTTAAATGTTAAACTTCCAATAAATTTTTTGTTCTTCTGTAATTGCATTTTCGCAATGATTTTTACCTAAAATGGTATTCAAAATAAAATATAGTTTGGTTTTGAAATAATATTGTGCAATCAACCCGGTAACAGCCGAAATGGTTTCATTCCAATTCCCATATTTAATTCTGCCTTTTATCTTTAAAATGTCGTTCAGCAACTCGCCGGCACCGGCATTTGCTAATCCATCAAAAATTAATGTGATACTACTTACCAATGGTAGAAATTGCTTTGACAATGAGTAGTCTAATTTCACGATATGCTTAATAAATGTATAGATTACCCCTACGACAAAAAGGGGGATAAATACAAATAATCCGGCAAAGAATAGAACAATTGTAATCAGCAGGTTTTTCATAGTGCATCGAATTGGTTATAGTAATTTGAAATATCTGATTCTTCTAATTCATTAGGCAAACCCATTACAAGCGAAAATGCAGTATCTAATTTTGACCATTGAGCCAATTCTACTAAGGTTCGGCATTTTGTTCTAAAATCAATCGCCATGCCTTCGTAAGTGTCTAATCTTCCCTTAGCGTATTCATACCTGATAATTATCAATATGTACATTTTTTCAAGTTGAGTTCCTGATAAATCTGTATAGCCGTAAGAAGTTAAAATTGCATCCAATACCGGCACCGGAAAATCGCGCTCCATTTCTTTCTGAATAGCATTTGCTACCGGAATATTAACATCTAATCCTTTGGCAACTTGGTATTTTTTATCGTACTCAGCCTTTTGAATTTGCAAATACTCATAGCTGCCATATTTACCCATCGACGAACTTAATGCACGATTCATTAAATAAGCGAAAAGGTCAATTATTTTTTGCTCATAAATAGGCGTGTTTATTTCTGCGATTTCTTGTGGTGTAGCCGATTCAATCCACGAATTAGTTTCTTCGTTAAAAACCTCTCTTATTAAACCACCAACATAAGGAACAGAAGTCCAATTGTTGTGAGTTGGTTCTATGCCAACACTTCCGGCATATCGTTTATCATTATCATAAAGTATGTAATCCATAATTAAGCAGTTTCAATTGTTAGTGAAATATGGACTCTTTTCCCCCCAGACGATGAATAGTTACTCCCGGAGACAGATGATTTGAATACGGCAGTAGTTGAGCCGGATGTTAATTCAAGTGTGCCCGTAGACACTACTCCAGAATTTTTTGAGTATGTAAAATAAACACCGCTTACTCTAGGTGCAATAGGTAACGTTATGGTTGTGGTTGCTGAATTAGAAGTTCCGTCAACGTCAATAAATAGCATATATCTTTTATAAGATAACTGATAGCGAATTACTTTTGTTACAAAGGCTGACCAACCAACAATTGTTGAAGTAGAAGAATAATCAACAAAATCGGCTTTATCTACTTTTAAATCAATGTTCCCAACTATTTTTTGAAATGCTTGTAGTATTGTATCGGTTGCAGAAACTACACCCGAACCTGAAGTAAATCCTGTTAACAGTGTTGCTATAACTTTTGCAGATGTAAAAGCCCAATTAGAATTACTTAAAGTGTTTGGAGTAACGAATTTATCATTATTTGTTCCGGAATTAACTTCTGACTGAGTTGCATTATAAGGAACATTTAAAAATTCCCAATTCGTACCGTTTGAATAATAAAGTCCACTATTATAATAAGTTCCTCCTAAACTTCCTGGTAACCAACTTGTTCCTTGACTTGATGAACACCAATAAAACTGCCCCGAAACAGTTGTTGGATCGGGCAAAGCACTATAATTAGCCTCGACAACAATTTCGTTACCTCCATTTCCTCCATATATTATATTTCTTACTATTGCCATTTTTTAACACCAAGTATTAACCTAAGTTGTAAATTATTTTTGAATAATTATCCTATGGTTGTAGCAATAAATGTTCCTGTACAAGAATCAATAGAAATTACTGTGTCTATTAATGTAGTAGCTTCATTCAAGTATTCTTGTTTTTCTAAAAGAACTGTTTCTTCTCCATCTACGGTAATAGTAGTTGTTCCTGTTTTTGATAGGATAGAAATTGAATGAATTGTATTTGCATCAAATGTAATTGGCAAATCTGCAACAGTATCGTAAACAGTTGGAGTGTTATAACTTGCTCCGCTATTTGAATTTAGAATTAAATTTAATAACAAATCTTTAGCATTCTCTAAAGATGTAGGAACAACGTTTCCAATTTCTCCAATTTGAGTAAAAGGAACAGCAAATCTATAGTTTCCGGACTCATAAAATTTAATTTTATTAGCCTTATTTATAAAGACCATTTCAATACTTGGGTCTTTAAAACTATACGTTCTTGGAACAACATCTCCTTCTCCTTCGTTATTTAAGTCTGCTATTAATTGGCTATTTGTTGCGGCAAAATTCCATTTTCCCATATCTTATGTTTTTAATTATCAACATTTTCTATTATACTTAGCAAAAGTATAAATTTTATCGATACATTTTAAAAATTTGGTTATATTTTTTAATCTCGTTACATTTGCATTATTAATCAATTAAATTATATTTGATATGGCAAACAAAGTATTTACGAAAATTACTTCGGGACAAGAAGCTCGTAAAAAAATTCTTAATGGTGTTAATGCAGTAGCCGATGTTGTAGGCAGTACAATGGGTTATCGTGGTAGTACTGTTTTACTTGAACGAGATGGACTTCCGGAACCTACAAAAGATGGTTATGATGTAGCTGAGTCAATTTTTCTTGAAGACGAAGTTGAAGCATTGGCTTGTGAAACCGCAAAAGAAGCCTCAAGAAAGACAATGGACGAAGCCGGAGACAATACAACTGCCACAATGGTTTTACTTCAAGCATTTGTACAAAATTCATTTAAAGAATTGGATAATGGTAGGTCAAGAATTGATATTAAATTAGAGATTGAAAAATCAAAAGATTTAGTAGTTGATTACTTAGATAAATTAGCGATTCCGTTAACAAAAGAATTGATTTACTTCGTTGCTAAAACCTCCGCAAATGGAGATGATGAAATTGCTCAATTAGTGGCAGACGCTTTTGAAAAAGCAGGAGAAAATGGATCGGTTGGACACACTCGCTCTAACAACGACAAAACTTTTATTGAACATACCGAAGGAACCCTTATTGAAAGAGGCTATGCAGATGAAAGATTTGTAAACGTATTCTCTAATCAGTCAGTTACTTTTACTGATAATCCTTTGGTTTTAATTTCGAATATTACCTTTACTACAGTTCAAGAGATTTTACCTTTCTTAAAATTTGCCGGAACAAATAATAGAGAATTGCTGATTATTTCGGAAATGGATTTTGCGGTCCAAAATGTAATCTTGAAAAATGTAAAAGATAATAATCTTAAATTCGCTGTAATCACACCTCCGGCTATAGGAAAAAAACGTGAGCAATTATTATCAGATTTAGCTTTAGTTTGTAATACAACTATGATTGACGGAATGTCCGGAAACAATTTCGAAACTAAATTCCAATCATATTTAGGTCAAGCAAAATCTATTGTTTCTACAAAGGAAAATACTATTATTGTGAAATTGGACGAAACGCCAATGGAACCAATTTTGGGTAAAATAGAAGAATTGAAAGCTGAGATTAAATTAGCTGATAAGAATTTTGTTTTAAAGAAAAACCTTGAAGAAAGAGTTGCGAAATTGTCAGGTGGCGTATCGATGATAAAAGTAGGAGGAATAACACCTTCTGAAATCAAAGAAAAGATTGCCAGAGTAGATGATGCTGTTTGTGCGGTAAGAGCAGCAAGAGAAGAAGGAGTTGTAGCCGGTGGTGGGGTTGCTTTGCATAGTGCCGGAAGAAACATATTGAATCTAGATAAAATAACAAAAGAAGCTATTTTTTCTCCTTTTGACAAGATTCTTTCAAATGCTGATAAAGAAAATATAGAGGTCATTGTAGAATATCCAAATGGCTATGATGTAAAAGAATTTAAAGTAGTTGATATGTTTGAAGCGGGAATTATCGATGCTAAAAAAGCAGTTAAAAACGCTTATGTAAATGCCGTTTCTGCAAGTATTAATTTGCTAATGACTGATTCGGTAATAACTTTGTCAAAATAATCAATTATGAAACTACAAGCACTAAATTACAACGTATTTGTAACCAAAGAAGAATCTCAACATATCGTAGAAGGCAATATTGATGTTACTTCCGAAATTGATAAAAACGAAAAGTATAGAAAAGGCAAAATTGTTTCTTTTGGTTCGCTTTGTCCAAAAAATGATGATGGCACCAATACAATTGAAATTGGTCAAGAAGTAATCTATGACAGATACAAATCTTCTCCGGTTACTATTGATGGAGTTACTTATGAGTCTATTTACTATTCTGACCTTGTGGCGATAGTGTAATTGGCGAATTCGTAAAATTTAAAAGCCCCAATCTTCGTTATTCACGAGTCGGGGCTTTTTCTTTGTAGTTGTGTTGTTATTTTATTCAACAGTCATCCAATCTTCCGCAAGAATATCCATCATATTAGGATTCCATACTCCTATTGTTCCATCAACAGCTTTTAAATCAATGTGAGGTCTGTACTCGACTTCAGTTCCTTCTTCATAGATTTTATTTAAAGGAGGTCTGTTTATTTGAAACTTACTTCCTTCTACATAAAAAGCGAACATATTTTTTCCATTCCAACCGATTCTTGCCACTTTGTAGCCTTGTTTTAATGCTTCAATAGCGCTTCCAAAACTTCCATTTCCTTGACGCAATTCATTTAATTGCTCGTGTGTTAAACTTCTTGACATAATATATAAAAATTTAATGGTTACTGATAATTCTTTGTTCGGTCAATACTTTTATCTACAAAAACAGAAAATTTCATTTTAGGTTTGTTTTCTCCTTCAACAATTCTTCCACTTTTTAATACAATTCGATAAGAAGGTATTCTTGGATTAACTATTCTAGTCATAATTGATCCAAATCCTCTAATGTAAGTTGACTTACCATTAACAAGACCTATAGCGACTCGATGCATTATTTCATAAATAACTTCTTTTACTTGGTCATATCTAAGACCCTTTTCATCACAAACATCCTTAACAACATTTAAAAAACGTAAGTTTTCAATGTCTTTGTTTCTTTTTTGCATAATTTATTAAATTTTAATTAGTTTTTATCCTTTTTCTTGAATCTACTTCTTCTGTTAAAGCAACAATTCTATCCGGATTCTGTTTCCTATTTCTAATGTTGTGAATTTGCCTTTGAAATTCGTTAATTATCTTCTGAGCTTCTTCTGGAACTAAAAAAATATTATCAGAAGCAGTATCTATTTCAATTAATTTGGTTAAATATTTATAGAATTGTGTAATTATTGTTTTTGCTTGGATAGACATTTTATACAAACCAACATCTACTACTTTATTTGCTGCTCTTGGATAATGAATGGTTTTATGAACCTTTACAATATACCCATTTAATTGATACCTTTTAAAATGACCAAATTTCTTTTCATCGATAAGCTTTACCAATGTATAAAAATATTCATAATCAAAATAGTCTTCATTATACAAATATAGCAAAATATCCAAATCAGACTTAGGAATATCGTGTTTTACAGATATGTAAGTTCTTACAAATCCAAAATAACGCAAAAATGATATTCTGTCTTTAGTTTGATTGTTAATATATCTTGACACATTAGCTTTTTTTTTGGCTTTTTCAGCTTCAGTCCTTTTTTTTGGAACAGTTATTTTTTTTAACGATTTATATTTAGCCGTAAAACTGGTTCTTTTAATTAGTTTTCTTTTCTTTTCCATTTTATTTTAAATTGAATACATACGTGTTGATGGCTAATGCTAATAATATTATATCTCTATGGTATTATTACTAAAAGGACAAAATCTTTTTTCTGGTATCAACTCTAAAAAATCATTTATGCTTGATAACTTGTAGAACTTATCTCCTATGTTAAAACCAACGCTTCTTCCTGACATAGTTTTCTTTAAAATCTTTTTCGTTTGACAATTTACTATCTTCTTACAAGTTGAAACCTTAAAATTTGGATTATCTTTAAATTGCCATTTTAAATTTAATTTGATAGGCACTATTATCGTTTCCATTTGATTTTTAATGATTTATGATAATGCTAAGTTGCGTATATTATAGAGTTACCAGCAATGTTAAGCCAATCGTTGTTTTGCAATCTCCAAAGCAAAAGGATTGATATCACATCCAATAAAATTC